GCGCGGCCTCTGCAGGTGCAAAGGGCTGAAACCCCTCACATCCCTGAAACCCTGCCACCTGATCCCCCGCCGCTCCACCCCGGCGGGGGATTTCTTTTTGCACCCAGATCACAAGGATCCCCGACATGACCGTCCTGACCCAGCCGCCCACCATGGGCGATGTTCTCAAATATGAGGTAAACCCGAACTTCACCCGCGAAACCATCACCCTGCTTGCGGGCACCGCCTATCCTGTCGGCGCCGTGCTCGGAAAAATCACCGCCAGCGGCAAGTACAAGTTTGCGACCTCCGGCGGATCCGACGGCGCGCAAACGGCGGCGGCCGTTCTGCTCTATGCGGTCGACGCCACGGAGGCGGATGCCACCGCCATCATCCTCGCCCGCGGCCCAGCCATCGTCTCGAAAGCAGCGCTCGTCTTTGATGCCACCGTCGATGACGTTGCAAAAATTGCCACAAAGCACGGTCAGCTGACTGCGCTGGGCATCATCCCACGCGATAGCGCCTGATTGATGGCACGCAGCATCCCGCCTGCGCCGACACATTAGCGTCGATCACCGCCAAACCACCTTTTAGCCCTCATTCCCTCGGAGTAACTCATGACCCTCACCCGAAATCCCTTCGACGCGGGCGGCTATTCGCTCGCAGATATGACGCAGGCCATCAACATCCTGCCCAACCTCTACACCCGCCTTGGCCAGATCGGCCTGTTTCGCTTTGAGGGCGTGTCACAGCGCTCAATCGTGATCGAACAACGCGAAGGGGTGCTGAGCCTGCTGCCATCGGTGCCACTGGGTGCGCCCGCCACCGTGGGCACCCGTGAGCAGCGTTCCATGCGGTCCTTTGCGCTTCCCTGGATCCCGCATGATGACGTGATCCTGCCCGCAGATATCCAAGGCATGCCCGCATTGGGCCTCTCGGACGCCGCCGATCCACTGGTCGAGGTGATGAACCGCAAGCTCACGTTGATGCGTCGCAAACATGCCCAGACCCGCGAATACATGGAGATGAATGCCCTGCGCGGTATCGTGAAGGACGGCGCGGGCACCACGCTTTACGACTATTTCACCGAGTTTGGCCTCGAGAAGATCTCGATCGACTTTGTGTTTGGCACTGCTGGCACAAATGTACAGGGTAAGGTGCGCAGCGTGCTGCGCGCCATGGAGGACAATCTGCTTGGCGAGACCATGACCACCGCCCATGCGCTGGTCAGCTCGGAATTCTTCGACAAGCTGATCAGCCACCCCAAGACCGAAGAGGCCTACAAGTTCTTCTCGGCCACAGGTGGCCAGCCGCTGCGCGAGGACATGCGCCGGGCTTTTCCTTTTGCTGGCATTCTGTTCGAGGAATACAATGGGTCTGTCACGCTCTCGAATGGCACCTCCGAGCGGTTGATCCCCGCTGGTGAAGGGATCGCCTTCCCGCTGGGCACCTTCGATACCTTCACCACCTATGGCGGGCCCGCAAACCTGCTCGAGACCGCCAATACCATCGGATTGCCGCTCTACGCCCGCCAGATGATCGACGCCAAAGGCCGCTGGATCGATCTGATGACTGAAACCTCGATCTTGCCGGTGAACAAACGGCCCCGGATGGCGATCCGCCTGCACAGCGGCAATTGATGGATGGCCAGCTTGTCCGTGTTCCCTGCCGTGATCGACACGCTCTTCGCGGACAACAATATCGCCCGTGATGCGGTCTACATCGCGGACGGTGGTCCGCCCCAACTCGTCCGCGTTGTTACGCGGCGCGCGGACGAGGTCACAAGTTTTGGCGACGCGCGCATCTGGTCGGAGACAACCCGCATCGACCTGCGCGTGGCAGAGGTGGCGACCCCGCGCCCCGGCGATCGCCTTGAGATCGACGGCGACGCCTTCCTTATTCAGGGCGAGCCCACGCGCGATCGCGAGCGGCTGGTCTGGACTGTGGATTTGAGGCCCGCATGAAACTCAATGTAACCATCACCCCAAACCTCGCCACACTCATGGCAGCAGAAATCAAAGCTGGCGAACAGGCGGTGACAGCGGCCATGCGCGCGGCTGGCACACAGCTCAAATCCGACTGGCGCGGGCAGATCACGCAAGCGGGGCTTGGGCGACGGCTGGGCAATTCGATCCGCAGCCAGACCTATCCAAAGGTCGGGGAGAGCATCGATGCCGCAGCCCTTGTGTGGTCGAAAGCGCCTGTGATCATCGGTGCCCATGACACTGGCCCGCTGATCCGCTCCAAGGACGGGTTCTGGCTGGCGATCCCGACAGAGGCTGCAGGTAAGGGCGCGCGCGGCGGTCGAATTACACCGGGTGAATGGGAACGTCGACGAGGGCTCCGGCTCCGGTTTGTCTATCGCAGGCGGGGACCGAGCCTTTTGGTGGCTGAAGGTCGGCTGAATGCACGCGGGGTTGGTGTTGCATCACGCTCAAAGACGGGGCGCGGGCTGACCACAGTGCCGATCTTTCTGCTGGTCCGGCAAGTCAAGCTACGTAAGCGGCTGGATCTGGCGCGGGATGCAAAGGCGGCGCAGGAGAGGATACCCGGCGCAATCGTGGCAAACTGGGTAGATACCCGGTTTTGACGACGGTGGTCGACACGTTGCCTTCGTTGGCATATATTGCCATCAGAAAGCATGGAGTTGCATATGGCCACGCGAAACGTTGTTCTTACCGACCCGCAATCCGACCTTGTTGACCGGCTGGTCGCGTCGGGACGCTATCAGAATGCCTCTGAGGCGCTGCGGGCAGGACTGCGTCTGCTCGAGCGGGAGGAAAGCGAATTGAGCGCATTGCGTGATCGCCTAAGCACCGGCCTTGACGAAGCGCGCCGTGGTGATCTGGCCGAGGGGTCTGGCGAAGACGCCATGAGTCGCGCATTTTCTCGTGCTCGACAATCGTCTTGATGCCGAAGCCATGGCGGCTGACGCGGGCAGCGGAAGCATCATTGAGCGACATCGCCCACTGGACCTACGAAACGTTTGGACCGCGACAGGCTGAGGCCTATGAAGAAGGTCTGATCGCCACCTGCCGTGACATCGCGGCGGGTACTGCATTGTCGCAGGATTGCCGACGTCTGATCGATCCGGACCTGGCCGACGATCTGCGTTTTGTGCGCAATGGCCAGCATTTCATCGTGTTTGTCGAAGATACGGATCAGGTGATTATCATCGATTTTCTGCACAGCCGGTCCGACCTGCCGGGAAAGCTGGCCACTTTGCAAGGTCCCAAACCTGACCGCAAACGCTGAGACCTTCGGGTCGCATACGACCCGGAGCCCACCAATGCCCACCCCTCGCGAACACATCCTCACCGCTCTGGCGGACCTGTTGCGCACGGTGCCGCATGTGCCGGTGCTGCGTGGCGAGGTCCTGCCGGAGCGCATCTCCCCAGCAGGCCTGCTGATCTTGCGCGACGGCGATCCCGGCGATCCTGCGGTGACGCTGTCGCCGCTGAGCTATCACTACCAACATCGCGCCGAGCTTGAAGTCATCGTGCAGGGTGAGGCCCAGTCTGCGCAGCAGATGCAAGGGTCCGGGGGACCCTTGCAAGGAACAAACGACCGCGACACTGCCTTTGCAGCCCTTTGCGCCCAGATCGGCGCTGTCATCCGTGCAGACCGCACGCTCGGCGGGCGGTGTGACTGGGTTGAGGCAGAGGCGCCACAGCCGGTGGATCTGCCCGTTGAGGGGGATGCCAGCCTGAAGGCGGCGGTGATCCCGGTGGTCCTGCATTATTCAACTGACGACCCGCTGGCCTGACCCACCCCACAACCTGAGGAGAACACAATGGCACGAGCCCAAGGGGCGCGGGCGCAGATGGCGCTTGCGTTTGAAGCCGATTATGGCACCCCACCCGAGACCGGTTACGTCAAGATGCCTTTCGCCAGCTCGACGCTTGGCGCAGAGCAACCACTGCTCGAGTCCGAGCTGCTCGGCTATGGCCGGGATCCGCTCGCGCCGATCAAGGACGCGTTGACCAGCGATGGTGACGTGGTGGTTCCGATCGACGCGGTGGGCTTTGGCTACTGGCTGAAGGCCACCTTCGGCGACCCGACCACGACCGGCGCGGAGGCTCCCTACACGCATGAGTTTCACTCGGGCGGATGGGACCTTCCAAGCCTCGCCATCGAGATCGGCATGCCAGAGGTGCCGCGCTTCGCGATGTACGCGGGCTGCGTGGTGGATCAGCTGTCCTGGCAGATGACGCGATCCGGCCTGCTGACTGCCTCCGTCAGCCTCATTGCCCAGAGCGAGACCCCGGCGACGACCACGGGAGCGGGCACACCGACCGAGATCGCGCTGCAGCGGTTTGGCCACTTCAACGGCTCAATCAAGCGCGACGGCGTGGCCCTTGGCAATGTGGTCTCGACACAGATCACCTATGGGAACAACCTCGATCGCATCGAGACGATCCGCGCCGACGGCAAGATCGACGGAGCTGATCCCTCCATGGCAATGCTCTCGGGCAGTATGGAGGTCCGCTTTGCCGACACCACGCTGATGGATCAGGCGATCAACGGCACCGATTGTGCGCTTGAGTTCTCCTACAGCCTGCCCACCGGCGAGAGCCTGACCTTCACCGTGCACTCCGTCTATCTCCCGCGTCCACGCGTCGAGATCGGTGGGCCGCAGGGCATTCAGGCCACCTTTGATTGGCAGGCTGCCAAGGAAGCCATCCTGGACCGGATGTGCACGGTCACGCTCATCAACGGCGTGGAGGCCTATTGATCATGCTGAAGCTTGACCTCTCGACCGATCCGCGCTGGCTCGATCTCGCCCCCGGCGTCCGGGTGCGCCTGCTCCCGCTCACCACCGCCCTGATGGTGACCACCCGCAACGATCCCAGCATTGAAGCCCTTCCCGAGGACGCCAGCGTTGAGGACCGCGCGCTGGTCTTTGCCAAGGCGCTGGGGCGGCGCGCCGTGGTGGAATGGGAGGGCGTGGGCGACATGGACGGCAACGTGCTGGACCTGACGGCTGACGGTGTCGACGCCTTGCTCGACATCTATCCGATCTTCGAGGCCTTCCAGGCAGGCTACGTCGCCAAGGCACTGATCCTGGATCAGGAAAAAAACGTCTCCGCGCCCTTGCTGACTGGCACTTCAGCGGGGGCGATCGCTACTGCGAGGCTTGCGAAGCCCTCGAGACTTACGAAGCCCGCGAGGCATGCAAAGTCCCGTGCCCGGAGTGCCCAGCCAAAATAAACCGTCCCCAGACCTTTGAGGGCGCGCAGGTCTGGGACCTGGTCGGACGGCTGGGCGGCCAGCTGCGCGCCACACAACAGACCATCCTCGGCTGGGACATGGGAGCTGCGCTGGCCATGGCGCGCGCCCTTGGCATCAACGGCCTCGCAGCGATGGAGCTGCTGCCCGAGATCGAAGCCGTCATGGTCAAACGCGTGAATGAACAGATTGGAGGGCTGGATGGCCGATAAACGCGTCTTCGTGCGCCTCGCAGCCGTTGGCGGACGACAAGTAAAGGCGGAGCTGATTGGCATTGGCGACGCTGGCGCGCGCGGGCTCGGGCGGCTGTCGCGCGAGGTCGATGTGGCCAACGCACGGCTTGCTGCATTCACGCGCCGCGCCACGATCGCAGCGGCAGCCGCAGGTGCAGCTGTGGTGGCAGCTGGTGCTGCGATGATCCGCTCCGGACTGCAAACGATCGACCAAACCGCAAAGCTGGCGCAATCGCTCGATACGACGGTCGAAAGCTTGCAGGTGCTGGAGCGTGCTGCTGACCTCTCGGGCGTCTCCATGGGCAATGTCGAGCAGGCCACGGTGCAGCTGACACGACGGTTAAGCCAGGCTGCCGCCGGTGCGGGCCCAGCCGTCGATGCCCTCGACCGCCTTGGGCTCTCAGTCAGCGAGCTACAAAACCTGCCGCTCGATCAGCGCATCGCTTTGATCCAGGACCGGCTGGCGGAGTTCGTGCCGGAGGCAGAGCGTGCGGCGGTTGCCTCGCAGTTCTTTGGCGATCGCGCGGCCATCGTGTTCACCCGCATTGATACCGCCACGCTGCGTCAGGCCACCGCTGATGTGAATGATTTTGGCATCGTTGTCTCTGAGCAGGACGCGGACCAGATCGAGCGCACCAATGATGCGATCTCCCGCCTCGGTCTGATCTGGCGCGGCGTCTCAAACCAGCTGGCGGTGGCCGCAGCACCCGCGCTTGAAGCAGTAGCGGATGCGCTGGCGGCGATGGCGCGCACAACCGGTCCTCTTGGAAGTGCCATTCAGGGTCTGTTTGAGAACATTGGCCGACTGACCACATACGCCGTGACCTTCGCAGGCGTGATGGCGGGCCGGTGGGTGGCCGGGCTTGTGGCCGCGACCTTCTCGGTCAGTGGGCTGGTGACCGGTCTGGTCTTTCTGCGCGCAGCGCTGATCCGCACCGGCATCGGTGCGCTAATCGTTGGCGCAGGCGAGCTGGTCTATCAGTTCACGCGGCTGGTTTCTGGCGCGGGCGGGTTCGGCAACGCGCTTGATCTGCTCAAGGACGTGGCGGTTGAGGTCTGGGACCGGGTATCGCTCAGCGCGGATGCAGCTTGGGCACGCGTGGAAGCCGGATGGGCCACGGCGCAGGCCGGTATTTATGACGGTCTGCAAGATGCAACAGCGGCGGTGGTCGGCTGGGCAAACAGTACCGTCAACACATTCGAGGGCACGTTCCTTGCAGTGCAGGCCATCTGGGACGCGCTGCCGGATGTTTTCGAGCGCGTTGGTGCACTTGCAATCAACGGTCTGGTCGAGGTGATGGAGACCGGCATTGCGGGCATTACCGAGGCGGTCAACGGCGTATTGACCCTTGGCGGTCTGCGTCCCGAATGGGCCATCGCAGCCCCTGATCTCTCGGAATGGAAGTCTGCGGTCCCGGAAGCCGTCAACCTGGGAGAGCGTGCGCGGGAGGCCTACGACAGCGCCTTCTCGGACAATCCCTTCCAGGTGCCTGAGCTCTTTGGCGGTATGGCAGATGATGCGCGCGGTCGGGCAGCAGGCTATTCCGAGGCGGCAGGCATGCTCACGGACGCAGCGTCCCGTCCCATGACGGCCTGGCAGGCGCTGAAGGATGCCATTTCTGGTGCGGGCGATGAAGGCACGGCGGCGCTCGAAAGTGCCGCGACCTCAGCGGACCGGTTCAACGATGCGCTGGAGGAGACCGAAGATCAGGCCGG